GTGATGGATAGGGGGGGTATATGTTTCGCGGTTCCCCAAACTGCACTTGACATACCTATAACAGAATGCTATATTTGACTTATGGGCACCTATGCCCGGAAAGGAGTGTATCATGCAAAATCAAATCAACATCATCTGCCATCTGGCGGAGATCCTTGAGGATCACGGCCTCAGCCAGCAGGATCTCGCGAGCATGACCGGGGTGACGCAGCCGCAAGTGAGCAATCTGTGTCTGAATAAGAAGCTGCCGTTATTGTATACTGCCTATGTGATCTCGGACGCCCTGAGCGTCCCTGTGCAGGCAATCTGGGAGGAGGTTAAGCAATGAAAGGTTACAGTACCAAGTACATCATGAGTCCGTTCTTTGATCTTCCTGCGGACCGCTCCGAGCTTATGAAGGTTTACCGGACACTTGCAAAGTCAGCAGACCAGCGCCTTGTGCGTTTGGAGAAGCTGGCGAAGGAAGAGAACTATCACAACGCATCCCGCTATGCTTACGCAAGGGCAATGCGTGACATTCAGCAGTACAGCGGGGAGGATGCAACCCGCTTCAACACCAAGGCTCCGGAGAGTGATGCTGCGCTCAAGGCCAAGATCGAGGACATCAAGCACTTCCTGTCTTCGGACACCTCGACGAAGACCGGCATCAAGGGCGTCATGCAGAAGCGAGCCGATACCCTCAACAAGAACTTCGGCACAAACTTCAAATGGGATGAGGTCGGCAAGTTCTTTGACAGCAAGCTGCATGACAAGACCGCGAAGTCCTACGGATCCAAGACGCTTGTTAAGGCCATCGGTGTGATGCGCCAGAACAAGGACAAGATCAAGGAAGCCCTGAAGGAAATGCGAAGGGAAACCCGCTTTGTTCCGAAGGAGACAAAGCAGGAGATCAAGGACGAGATCGCCCGCAACATGGATGTGCCTGATGATCAAGTAGGAAATGTTGTGCGGGACATTGTAGCAAACTACGGCCCGCAGGTTGCCAAGTACCTCAAGAGCATTGAGTAAACATCCGGAATACCGGAGGGCGAAGAGTTGGATGATCAGGCACAACTCCTACTCCTTCCTATATTACAAGTATTTTGACTTTTCACGTCTGTCCCATCTCGGGACCATCCGCCGGGGCGGGCAGAAGCATGGGGAGTTGTACAACAATGTGATCATCATGGCTGACACCGAGACCAGCAAGGAGAAGGCCGGCACGGTCTGCAGGAACTATGTTGTTGCATGGACCATCTCGATCCGGGCCTTTGGCATGAACATCTGCACCCTGTATGGTCAGAAGCCCTCGGAGTTTGTCGAGTGTGTCAACCGGATGGTCACGGCAATGCCAGGGGAGTTTACGGTAATCTATTTTCATAACTTCCCATATGATTACGTTTTCCTGCGCAAGTTCCTCTTCCAGTCCTGGGGTCTTCCGCTGCATCAGCTCGCAGTGAAACCGCACTACCCGATCAGCATGGAGTTTGCCAACGGGATCATCTTAAAGGACTCCCTGATCCTCGCGCAGCGGTCCCTCGACAAATGGGCCAAGGACATGGATGTCGTGCACAAGAAGGCAGCAGGCTTCTGGGATTATGAAAAGGTACGCCTACAGTCCGGACGATTCACTCCGCATGAGAAGACCTACATTGAGCACGACACGCTGGCAGGCGTCGAGTGTATCCAGAAGATGATGGACACCCTCGGAAAGAGCATCTGCTCTCTCCCTCTGACCGCGACCGGAATCCCTCGGGAGATGACCATCAAGCTGGCCAAGGAGAACAACGGCCGGGAAGCCTTCCTTGCCATGGCTCCGGACTGGGAGCAGCAGTGCATCCTTGAAAACGTCTTCCATGGAGGCTTCACGCATAACAACCGGCACTTCATTGAACATATCATTTACGGAATCACAGAGGCCTTCGACGAGGCCAGTGCATATCCCTTTGCAATGCTTGCATTTAAGTTTCCGATGGAACGCTTTGCAAAAATGAAACCGTGCACCGTCGAGTATATCTTAAAGAACGCCGAGGAGTATGCCTATATGTTCAAGCTCATCCTCATCAAGCCGAGACTGAAGTCCGACGCGATCCCCATGCCGGCACTGCAGAAGTCCAAGGCCACGAGGATGGTCAACTGTGTCGAGGACAATGGGCGCGTGCTGTGTGCGGAATACTTTGAGATCTACTTAAACGAGATTGACCTCTCAGTGATCGCGGAGCAGTACGACTGGGACCAGGCACTCTGCATTGATGTGCAGTTTGCCATGAAGGACTATCTTCCGAAGTGGTTCACGGATTTTGTATACCAGTGCTTTGTCGACAAGACAATGCTCAAGGGCGGAGACCCTGTGCTGTATGCGATCGCAAAAGCAAAACTAAATTCCCTTTACGGCATGTGTGTGCAGCGGCCGGTGAAGTTGATCCTCGAGGAGCAGTACCTAACCGGTGACTATCTTCCTGCGGAGGGCCAGGATGAAAAGGAACTCTATGAGAAGTATCTGGCAAATCATCGGAGCGTCCTGCCGTACCAGTGGGGCGTCTGGGTGACCTCCATCGCGTTCCGGAACCTCTTCACCATCGGGTCTCATGCCGGAACATGGCTGTACAGTGATACCGACTCCTGCTATGGCCAGAACTGGGATAAGGAAGGAATCGCTGCATACAATGAGCACTGCAAGGATCTTCTGCGCTCCAGAGGTTACGGAGCAGTGCAGCACAACGGAAGAGACTACTGGCTCGGGATCTGTGAGCTGGACGGAACCTATAAGGAGTTCATCAGTGTCGGTGCCAAGAGATATGCAACAAAGGATTTGAATGATAAGCTGAAGATCACGGTCGCAGGCGTTCCGAAGGCAGGTGTGAACTGCTTAAAGGGTGACCTGCACAATTTCCATGCAGGCTTCATCTTCGACGGCGAGACAACCGGAAAGAAGCAGCACTCCTACTTCTTCGAGGATGACATCTGGACGGATGAGCAGGGGAATGAGCGCGGGGACAGCATCGACCTGTCCCCTGCATCCTATCTCCTTGACTCTGTTTCACAGGTCGACTGGGAGAAGGTCTTTACAGAAGAAATCGAGGTACAAGTTTATGAAGAAAAAGCAATCGTTTCGATATTATGACATCAGGGAGGATCTCACGCGGTTCCCCGGAGCATGGTGCTACCTGATCTGGTCGGCACGAGGTCCGGGCAAGACCTACTCAACCCTCCGCTACATGGTTGAGAACCGGAAACCCTTCCTATTCTTAAAGCGTACCATCAAGGATGTTGAGTTTCTGTGCATGGACGGAAGGAAGAAGGGCGTTGACATTGATGTATCACCCTTCAAACCGTTAAACCGGGATTTTGGCTGGAACATCCGACCGGTCAAGCTGCACGAAGGGTTTGCAGGATTCTATGAAGCAGATGAGGAAGGGAACCCTGCAGGCCTCCCGATCGGGTACTGTGCTGCGCTCTCAGGAGCCAAGGACATCAAGGGCTTTGACCTCTCGGAGTGTGACTTCCTGATCTTCGATGAGTTCATCCCGAAAAAACACGAGCGCATCAGCCGGGGTGAGGGTGAGCAGTTGCTCGACATTTACATGACGCTCCGACGCGACCGCCTCCAGCGCGGGCGAGAGGATCTGAAGCTCATCTGTCTTGCGAACGCAACGAGTGTCAACAACCCGACCTTCACCACGCTGGATGTCGTTGACGAAGCAGTGATGATGGACATCTCCGGCACAGAGTACAACTACCTGCAGGAGCGGGACATCTTCCTGCATCTCATCCCTCCGGTCGACGAAGATGAGGAGAAAGAAAAGTCCGGCATCGAGAAGGCCATGGCCGGGACACAATGGGCAGAGATGGCCTTCGGTGCACATTTTGCATATGATGATTTCACCAGTGTGCAGCACAAACGCCTGAAGGGATACCGCCCGGTGTTTGCCTATTGTTATAAGAAGAAATGGGTCTACGGTTACGAAAAGGATGGCTATTGGTATCTCTGCCGTGCAGCTGCAAAGGTTCCCCAGATGTATAACCTCGACCGGGAAAACGAACAGAAGAAATTCTTCTATGATTACATCACGGACCTGCGGGATGACACGATCGAGGACCGTGTGACCTTCTCCGAGTTCACGATGTACGACCTGGTCATCAACTACAAGAAAATTTTTGAAATTTAGGTATTGCATTTCTATATAAAAGTGGTATACTTGTTTTCAGAAAGAGGGTATACCCACTTTCAGAAAGGAGTGTAAACTTATGACGAATGTAAAATCACTGAAGAGGATCTGTGAGAACATGACCGGTGCAGGCGGCTGCGCAAAATGCCCCTGCAGGAAACTGTGCGAGGCTCTGGATGATCTCATGAGCACAATGTGCAGAGTCTATGAAAGAAACGGTTCCTGCCCGGATGACTGGAGCATGCACCAGACGGCGAGACTCCACAAGGCAATCACAAAGGTTTTGTATGAGATGGATGTGACCGATGTCGAGGTCACTGTGGACATGGAGGACATCCGAAAGGAGGAAGATGAGTGACACTAAAGGAAATGAAGAAGGAACGTGACAGGCTCAACAAACTGATCAAGGAGGCTGAAGAGGGGCGCTTCCTTAAACATGAGTTTCTGCAGGCAGAGTTCTGCAATGTTCAGCTACCGGATCGGGAAATCATCAAGTTCCGTGTGAAGCTGTATGCGCAGCATACATGGCGAACACTCTTTTACGCGGACGGTGCTAAGCAGGCCGTCGATGATCTGGACAGTCTCCGGGACGCACTTGATCTTTTCATTATGGAGTTCAGCCAGTGGGCAGAACGGAAGGAGGCAGGCAAATGAGTGCTTTTGTAGGTTTCTGTTTGGGAGTGGTGGCCACCATCGTGGCCATCCTGGTGATTGAGGTACTTCGGTACCCGGATAAGGAGGACTGGGATTTATGAATAGTTGGAAACTGCAAGCAAAGTTTGTTGACAAGGTACTCAAGGGAGATGACCTTTTCTTCGACTTCTCACATAAGGAGGAGTCCTACGCAATCGGAGACTCGTATCACTTTTATGTGATCCCGATTGATGACGTTTACATTGATCTTATGAAGATCAGCAACCAGCACAAGAACCTAAAGAGGGTGAAGCTGCTCGACGGCTACAGTCGGATGAACTTCTCCGCAAATGCAACCGTATGCAATGAGATCCGCGAGACCTTCACCATCGGCAAGAGAACCGTGAAGAACCATGTCCGCAAGTTTGAATATCTCGACAAGGAGGTCTGGATCAGTGAGAACTATCTCAAAGAGTTTGAATACAGTAAATACTGCGAGTATTTCCAGGTAGGAGCAGACCCCGAGGATGGTTACCGGAAGCCGGTCAAGTTCGACTGTGAGGACTTTGCAGTCGTAATCCTTCCGGTGAGAGTAGGAGGTCAGAATGGATGTCAAAATGATGGTATCTGACACGGAGGTCATTCCAAGGATCAAGTTGGAGAAGTTTGAGTTTGACATTCTGAAAATGAACAAGGAAACCGCTGAGAAAATCATTGATGACATTGCACAACAGTGCATCTATATGCACATGAAGATGATGATCCTGAAACTAAAAGAAGATATTGAAAGGAGGAAACAAGATGGGATTGTTGAGTCAGATCAAGGCGATCTGTGAGAAGCAGCAGTATTGTCACAACTGTGCGATCCGGAGCTTCTGCACGGAACTCCGGGCAAAACCGCCGAAGTATTGGCCGGAGAAGACGGTCAAGCTGTATGACATCTTCGGACAGGAGCCTGCAGAGGAACCTGCACCGGCAAAGAAGACACGAAAGAAGAAAGGAGAATAACATGGCTAAGATCTTTACCTCGGATGAGTTCATCAAGCGGGCGAAGCAGGCAGCCAACGAGTTCAAGACGCTCTATGCAAAGGGATGTTTCGGATGGCCGATGATACCGGTCAACAAGAAGCGTGCAATCAATTCCTACACATACAATGCTGCACCGGCACGACAGAAAGTCATCAATGCAGCAAGTGCTGACACCTTTGCCTTTGATTGTGTCTGCTTCATCAAGGCCCTCCTGTGGGGATGGTCCGGAGACACAGGCGAGATCTACGGAGGTGCGAAGTACAAGTCAAACGGAGTCCCGGACTTCGACACGGAGCAGATGCTTGACTACTGCACACACGTCTCCTCGGACTTCACGAAGATCATCCCGGGATGTGTGCTGCATAACCCCGGGCACGTCGGCATCTATCTCGGTGACGGCCTTGCAGCGGAGTGCACTGCCAGATGGAAAGACGGTGTGCAGATTACAAACGTAGACAACCTCGGGATGAGTTCCGTAAACAACGGTCGGACGTGGCAGGACTATGGACGGCTGCAATGGATTGATTACATCACCGAGGAAGTCCCGAAGGAATATGTTGCAAGCCTTCAGTGGGTCAAGAAGGGCTCGCACGGTGCGAGTGTCGCACTCGCACAGACACTTCTGAACGACACCACAGTCATTGATGTGCAGCTGGAGGTCGACGGTGTCTGCGGGACCAAGACGGTGCAGGCGATCAACGACTTCCAGACGGCAATGCGGGACCTGTACGGGATCGAGTGCGGAACGAACGGAAAGAATGACGGCATCATCGGAAGGAAGTGCTGGGAACTCCTGCTCGGGGTCCCGGTGAAGGGAGTGTGATGCTATGAGGTCGTTACGGATCGTAAAGAAGACGGTCAACACGGCTGTCGTAGAGCAGTGCAACCCGGATGGAGTATGGGAAGAGGTTACTGCCGAGATCCCGCTCCGGGATGCGATGGCTTACAATGTAAAGAACCGTCAGGAGCTTAAGGTTTACAAAGTCGGTCAGACCTTCGACCGCAGGAACGGAAAACGACATCTCGCTCAGGTGATCTATGCAGCGAATGAGTGGGATGCTCTGGAGTATTTCGGCACCACAGTCGCAAAGAAGTTCCCCGAGGGACTTCTCGAGCTGTGCACCGGTGATTGGAGAACTCTGGCGGTAAGACCCGCAGGAGATACAAACATTTATATGAAATAAGAAAGGAGTGCAATCTTATGGCACGCAAACAGGCAAAGAAGGAAGACAATTTCAAGGAGTTCAAGTTTGATGGGAAAGAGTTCCAGTATACCGGAAGACTCTACCCGGAGTCGGCAGTCGAGACGGACAAGTCAACACGCACACCGTTTTCTCTGACACTCAACGGACTCATCACAATCAAGGGCTGCTGGCTCTGGCAGACGGACAAGAGCAGCTGGATCAAGTTCCCGGAGTTCAAGTCCGGTGAGGAGTACAAGTCCTATATCTATTATCCGAAGGAACTCAATGACGAACTCGGTGAGCTTCTCAAGGTGATGGAGGAAACACTCGATTGAAGAGAGATCGAAGCCATCCCGAAAGAATGGTTTGACGAACTCCCCTTCTGATGATATACTGATCTTGTCACATTATAGAGTGCATCACCCCGAGATGAAAAGACACGCTTGCATTGCAGGCGTGTTTTTTCTATAATTGTAGTAGGAAAGGAGGTATACCAATATGTTACAGGAAATTTTGACAGCAATCGCAACTGTTGGGTTCCCGATTGTCGCGTGTTGTGCTATGGCTTACTTTTTCGCAAAGGTGAATGAGAACTACAGAAACGACCTGAAGGAACTGAGTAAGGAGCACAAGGAAGAGATGTCCGGCATGACGGAAGCCATCAACAATAACACACTGGTCATCCAGAAGCTGATTGACAAGATGGATGGCGGAAAGGAGTGATGATCTTTGAACGTAGAATTTTACAATTTCTCAAAGCGGAAGAACTCGACGAAGCAGCCAAGCTCCTCCGGGACACAGAAGGCCTGTGTCTGGAAGGAAAACACCTCGATCCATAACCCTGTGGTGCAGGTGGCCGGATCGGTTGACCCTTCCTTCACCTATGCGCATATTTCGTCCTGGGGAAAGTATTACTATGTCGAGGATGCCGTGACCGTGGCCAACGGGATCTCCGAGTATACGCTCCGCGAGGATCCCATGGCAAGCCACAAGACGGAGATCGGGTCCTGCAGCACAAGGGTTGCGTTCTGCACCAACCCCTTCTATTCAACACTGAATGATCCGCGCATTGCTGTTAAGACAACAAAGGATATACAAGGTTCTACCGGAGGCCAGATCCTGAGCACAACCGGTTGTTATATCTTTACGGTTCTGAACAATGAATCGAATGGAGTTGGCTGTGCGACATCCTATGCACTGAATCAGGCCGGCATGGATAAGGTAAAGCAGTGGCTGTCGGATGATTCCGTATACGCAGCACTGACAAGCTTTTTCAATGACACGCCGATGTCGGCAGTATTTTCCTGTACCTGGATTCCGTTTTCCTTGTCGAGTGTTCCGGGAAGTGCGGTAACAGATCTAAAGTTCGGTAACCGGACATTGAACGGTGATAATTACTACATCACAACAGGTGATGCTAAAAGGGTCACGGGCTTCGCGGTGATCAGCGGAACGGCCAGCTTAAATTGTCACCTTCGCTATCCTGTAACCGATTTCCGAGCGGTCGAACCGTATACCAGCGGGACAATCTATCTTCCAGGTGTCGGAGTCCTTGACCTGAATATGTCGGATTGGATTAATTCCACGAAGATCAATGTTTCTTATACCTTCGAAGTGGTAACCGGAAACATGATCTATCTGCTGTTTACGGACGCCGGAGCACTGGTACAATCGGCCAGCTGCAACATCGCATCCCAGTGTCCTTTGGGACAGATTACCATGAACTCCAACGGTATGATGTCCGGAGTCGGGACTACGGTTGCTGCAGGTGTTGCATTGCTTGCAACCGGAGGTGTCGGAATGGCCGGAGCAGCTGCTGCTGGTGCAGCGATCAGCGGAGCAGCGAACACGGTTCTTTCCTATAATAAACGGTCCGCTTCTGTTTCCGGTGCAGCCGGAGGACGAGTTGCGTCGTTGTGGCCGTATATCGACCACATTGAGTATGCGGTAGACACCGAAGACCCGGAAGACTCTTCCGGTTATATTGCGATCAAGGGCAGACCTCTCGGGGAAGTGGTGACCATCTCTTCCTGCAACGGCTTCATCCAGACCGACGGTGCGCAGGTTGACATCTCCGGAACGGAAGAAGAGCGCAACGAGATCAACGCGATCATGGACGCCGGCTTCTATTATGAGTAGTTGACTTTTAACTACACTTGTAGTACAGTAAACCCAAGGGGGACACATCGCCCCGGATCAAATGCGTAGGCATGGGAGCGTGCCTGATCAGCAAACAAGTCCCCCTTTACAAAGGAGTGTAATATATGAATAATGACGATTTCATCCGCATGGTCCTGTCAAAAGCGGAATACAGTGAGGACCAGATTGACCAAGTTCTTAAGATGAAGACGGCACCGTCCGAGGAGCCGGCGGAGATCCCGGAGAAAGTTCCGGAGCAACCCGAACCGGAGAAGGCTAAGGAGCCGGAAGCATCCAAAGATACCTCCGACGAGCTGGAGAAGCTGCGCCGGCAGTTGGAGGAAACCCAAAAGCAGCTGCAACAGGTTCAGAAAGAGAATTCAACGAAAGACAATTCCAACCAACCAAAACTGACCGCGCAGGAACAACTCAATGAGATTGCGCGCAGGTTTATGTAGAAAGGAGAAACACAATGCCCGGTAGAGTATTGACCCCTCAGGACTGTTATGCCCTGATCAATCAGATCTCCGAAGAAGTACAGGGCCTCGACGGAACCATAACCGCCGTTGATACCTCTTCTTTCGTGAGCGTAGGCGAGAACATCCTTCGCGCCGGTGTCGAGAACACCCTCAACGCGATCTCGCTTGTAGTCGGCCGGACCCTCATCGCGGTCCGTCCTTACGAAGCAAAACTTCGTATCATTAACACCCTCAACAGCGGACTGTTCTCGAACAGAGTCCGCAAGATCTCGTATCTCTCCAGACATGCACAGCCGTCCGGTGCGTTCAACACCGACCTGTACATCAACCATGCGATGGGTTACGACAACGGAGCAAACTCCGGTTCCTCTGTAGGATCCATGTGGGAACAGAACCAGCCTGTGCCGGTTGAGTTCAACTTCGCAGGCTCCAGTGTCTGGGATGAGAGCACCACGATCTATGAGGATCAGCTGCAGCAGGCGTTTGCAAGTGAGGAGAACTTCTCCCGCTTCATGGGCGGTGTGTTGACCGAGAAGGGCAACGACATCGAGCAGGGCAAGGAGAACTTCAACCGTGCAACGCTTCTGAACTACATGGCAGGCCTTTACGACCTGCAGGCAGATCTCACCGCTGCAAGTCTTCCCGGAATCCTTGCGATCGACTGCACGGCAGCCTTCAACGCAGACAACGGCGGAACGACCTATACGACCGCACAGCTGAAGACCACATACTTCAAGGAGTTCCTGGAGTGGTTCGTCGGTTTTGTTGCAAAGCTCTCCGACAAGCTCACCTATAGAAACGGCATCTACCATCTGCCGGTTGCCAAGACGATCAACGGTGTGCAGTACAACCTTCTCCGCCACACCCCGAAGGCAAAACAGAAGCTCATCCTCTACAAGCCGATGTTCATTGACGCTGAGACCAAGGTCCTTCCGGAGATCTTCCATGATGAGAAGCTCCAGATGGTCAACTATGAAGGTGTCGACTTCTGGCAGGATTTCACCATCCCTGCAGGCATCAACGTGACACCGGCCATCCCGGACATCTCCGACCTCTCGACCCAGAAGGCCGGCACAACCGTCGCGCTGGATGACGTCATCGGTGTGATCTACGACGAAGATGCAATGATGGTTGACTACCAGATGGATGCCTCCTACAGCACCCCTGTTGAGGCCCGCAAGCGTTACCGCAACATCTGGTGGCACTTCCGCAAGAACAGCATCAACGACTTCACGGAGCAGGGCGTTTTGCTGTATATGGCATAAGGTTCTTATTCACATAAGAATACACTCCGCGAGCGGGCAGGGCGTCATGCCCTGCCTGTTTTGCAGAAAGGAGAAGTAAATGGGCTATATCCCCTTGAATTATGAACAGATCAACATTGCAGCGGGAACCTACAAGCCGAGCAATGTGAAATCATACAATAACAACACGTTTGCCCTTTGGGAGCGTGCCCTGTTCCAGCGTGCCTGCTCGACACTCATCCTCGGGATGCCCGAAGTATGGAAGGAAAACAAGGACCTGATGTATTGGTGCCTGTTCGCTTACGGCTTCTGTGGGTGCGGGGATCTTCCCGAGGTCGGAAAGTGGTTTAACCCGGTCACCCTGTCCGGATATGATTTCTTCTACCGTCCGACGAAGATGCTGCTCGCAAACCCGTACTATAAAGGAAACAAGGAGTTTCAGATCGGGAAGGATGCGGAGATCATCAAACTCACGCCGGACTATCGTGGCATCTGGGACATCATCACCTACTATGCGGAGAAGCTGGCCACCATTGACGTAGCCATCAACACCGCGATTATCAACAGCAAGTTTGCGTATATTGTCGGAGCGAAAAACAAGGCCGCAGCAGCGGTTTTGAAGAAACTCTTTGACAAGGTCAATGCCGGAGAGCCTGCGGTATTCTTTGACAGCAAACTGGCCAACGACGGGACCGACAAGGAGGAGCCGTGGCAGGCACTGTTCCGGGACAACCTGAAACAGTCCTACATCGTCACGGATCTTCTGCAGGACTTCCAGACCATCATCAACGATTTTGACACGGAGGTCGGAATCCCTACGATTCCATACTTCAAGAAGGAGCGTATGGTGACACAGGAAGCCAACAGCAAGGAGATCGACGCGACCAGCCGAAGCATCATTTGGTATGATACACTGAAGGATTCCTTTGACCGTGCCAATGACTTCCTCGGGTTCTCCGGGGAGGATAAACTGACCGTAAGGCTTCGTTACACAGCGGAAGGAGGTGAACCGGATGGCAACAGCGAAAATAACCCTTTGGGGGATGTTTCATTATCTGCAGCTGCAGGAAGATGATCTCTTCACCAACCTGAATCTCCCTCCGGATATGGACGCCGGCACCTTCGTCGGAGTTGTCATGCAGAAGGGTGCAGAGTTTGAAGTGCTCTATCCGGACGCCGACTGGTTCAAGAATTTTATCGGCGTGTGGTCCGACAAGTATTATGCCATGTTCGAGCGTCAGCTGCGTGCACTGGCGATCGAATATGATCCGCTTGAGAACTATGACCGAAAAGAGGAATGGAGCGACCTTCGGAGCAGTAACGACAAACAGAAGAACAACTCCTCGAGCATGAGCAGTTCCATCTCCGACCGTGAAGATGAGCAGAAGGTTTCTGCGTATGACTCCTCAAGCTACTCCCCGAAGGAACAGAACCTTGGGAAGAACAAGATCAATGCGTCCGACGTCGGTGTCAATGATTCCGAACATCAGGGAAATGAGTCCGGACTTCGGACCGGCAGGGCGCATGGCAACATCGGCGTGACCACTTCCCAGGCCATGCTTCAGGCAGAATGGGAAGTAGCAAAGCTCAACATCTATGAAGAAGCTGCAGACCTCTTCCTCAATGAGTTCTGCATCTATGTATATTAAGAAAGGAGACACCATGACCATCATCTTCAAGGACCGGGAGACCTTCAACACCATCCAGCTTGACGGGTGCAAGAGTGTGTCCCTTGCAAACGGGACCTATACGGTCACGAAGTCAGACAACTCGACAGCAACCTACAGTGCTGCCACTTATCTTATCTGGATTTTCCAGTGAGTAGAAAGGAGAGACAATGATCAACAAGTATCCCTATACCGATTTTCATGAACTGAACCTGGACTGGTTCCTGGAAGAGTTCAAGAAGACGGTCGACAAGGTGACAGATCTTGACACGACGGTGCAGCAGTTCACCGACTTTGTCACCAACTATTTTGACAATCTAGATGTACAACAGGAGATCAACAAGAAGCTCGACGAGATGGCAGCAAGCGGAGAACTCCTCGCAGCACTCCAGCCGTTTGTCCAGAGCCTCAACAACCGTGTTGCTGCACAGGATGAGGAGATTGCAGTGCTCGTAGGCCGTATGGATAGTTTTGCAAGCCTTCCTCCGGGAAGCACTGCCGGCAATGCGGAACTTTTGGACATCCGGGTGCAGGCGGACGGTGTGACCGCAGCTTCTGCAGGTGACGCGGTCCGTGCTCAGGTAACCGACTGCAAGGACCTGATCAGTGTGGTCTCGAATGTCGGATGGGAGGATGACACCATCGCTGCTACCGACGCCGTCTATGTCAACAAAAACACCGGCGACATCGCAGCAACCACCGGAGCGTATGCTGCCTGTACAAGAACCGCAATTCCGGAGAAGTGCACCAGGATCATCCTGCACAATGTGAATTATAACCCGACCGGCATCGTCGGATGGGCAACCTACACCTCCGATCAGGGACCTGCAACGAGTGTGTTTGTACGAGGAGGCCAGACGCATTACATTGATGTACAGCCTTCGGACCTGTACTTCGCACTCAGCACCCAGCATGACGGAACCCCTCCGGCAACGTTTGACATCACCTATGTGTATGGAAACGTAAACGGATTTACCAGAGCGATCGGTAAGGATCTTGATGATCCTGTTGAGGACTCTCTTCCGATGAACGACCACTACTATGTGAACGCAACAACCGGAGCATTTTCGACGATCCCGAGTGCGCAGTATTGTGCAACCCAGGGGCGCATTAACATCCCGGAAGGATGCACACACATCTTCTTCCCTTGGTTCAATCCGAAGTATGCAGGCGTTGCAGGATGGGCTGTGTATACCTCCGCAGTCGGATCCGCAACCGGCACCTACATCCGGGGCGCACTCAGCAACCTGATCACGGTGCAGCCCGGTGATGTGGCCTTCGGATTCTCTTCGTATTACTACGAGAGCGCAGCACCTGCAGATGCACCGGTGATCTACTTCTTCGGCAAGGAGCAGTTCGACAAGTACATGGCGAGATACCTTCCGATGTATAACAAGATCATCGGTTTTGTCGGTGACTCGGTGACCTACGGCCATGATGACCTCAATGCCGGCCAGCTTGCGAATCCGTTCCCTGCTCAGGTATCCTACAACACCGGCGCAACCGTCATCAATGAAGGCATTGACAGTGCTTCCCTGATGGACGGCGTGACCGCAGACGGTCACACTCCGACTCCTTGTGCCTGGGTCCTGCAGTATCCGAACCTCGACAACCGATATGACATCGTAGGCACCATGATCGGTATTAACGACTCCTACCGAAATTATGTGCTCGGAACCTTTGCCGACCGGGTTGACACAACTTTCTACGGTGCCCTTCACATCTACTGTGCCGGCATGCTCGCCAAGTATGCCCCGAAGGACGGCAAGAAGCTCTTCTTCATGCTGTACCCGCAGTATGATGCAGGAGGCAATGCAACGAGATACAACCGCTTCCTTCTGTTCCGTCAGGCGATGAAAGAGGTTGCCGAGTATTACAGCATCCCGATCCTCGACCTTGCGCACGAGCTTGGCATGAGCGTCTTCGCAGACACCGGCTTCGAGTACTGGCCTGCCAGCGGAGGCGGACACAGCCCGCATCCGACACAGCTCGGAGCGGACCTGATCGGAACCGTCGTGAGCAACTGGCTCGAGAAGACATTCGCATGACAGCCATGGATTGACTCCTCATAAAGTACCCCGGCAAGGGCCTGAGTGTGACAGCTCAGGCCTTTTGCTTTGTGTCACTGCAGGGTGCCATGGGGAACCGCGAAACATATACCCCCCCTATCCATCAC